GGTGGATATGCACTTGAGATAGATTCAGAACAAACAACTACAAACACAGCAAAAATAGCTTCAGTTGGAACTTCTGGAACAATGTTGGAAGTATCTCACGCCGGAGTATTAACAGGAAAAGTTATTGATATTGTTGCAGATGCCGCTACTACTGGTTCTGGTATTAATATGTCAATGGACGGATTAACTACTGGCTCGGCTTTAGCAATTGCTTCTGATTCTTCTGATACTGGAACAAGAAATATAGCAAGTATAATTCAAGATCACTCATCCGCTTCTGGTTCAACTACTCTGTATCTACGAAATGATCACGCAACTGCAGACGCACTAAAGGTTATAGGAGCAGTTACAGTTGGTGTAGATGATACAGGCCATGATGTTAAACTGTTTGGTGCCAGTACTGGAAAATCTTGGTTGTGGGATGAATCAGGAGATGAAATGATCGTTACTGGTGATTCAACTATGTTGGGCACATTAACAATCGGAGTTAATGATACTGGACACGATGTTAAATTGTTTGGTGCAACTTCTGGAGCATATTTAGAGTGGGATGAATCCGCAGATGAGTTAGAAATTAGAGGTGGAGCTGCAACACCAGGAAAACTTCTTTTGGCAACCGCTGAAACAAGTACAGTTGATGGTGATAAATTAGGACAAATAGATTTTCAAGCTCCAATCGATGCTTCAGGAACAGACGCAATATTGGTCGCCGCATCTATTTGGGCAGAAGCAGATGCAACATTTTCATCTTCAGTCAATGCAACCGAATTAGTATTTGCGACAGCCGCTTCTGAAGCTGCAGCAGAGAAAATGAGACTTACAAGTTCAGGTCAATTAGGTATCGGCACAAACGACCCCAACTCAAAGTTGACAGTTGAAGGTACTATAATGCTAAAAGAACAAGCAGACGCTGAAGCAGATGCGACCGCTTATGGACAAATTTGGGTAAATACCGCAACACCAAATGAATTATATTTTACTACAGATGCAGGAAACGATATTCAAATTACCTCTGGATCAGCCCTAGCAGCTCCACCCGGTGGTTCTACAACTCAAGTTCAGTATAATAATAGCGGTGCATTCGCCGGACATTCTGGACTGGTTTATGCATCTGGTAGTGGAACATTATCCGCAACGATTTTGACAGAAACATCCGATAAGACACAAAAAGAAAATATTACCAATTATAATTCTCAAGATGCATTACAAGCGGTAATGTCATTACAAGCACAGAGATATTCTTGGAAAGAATCGGGCATTGATGAAATAGGTTTAATTGCAGATGAGGTTGAAGGCATATTACCCGAAATGGTACATGTTAATGAAGATGATGGACTGAAAAGTTTAAAATATACAAAAATGACCGCAGTTCTTCTTGAGGCAATTAAGGAACAACAAGTTCAAATTGATGAATTAAAATCTAAATTAAATTAGATGCCACAGATTTCCTTATCATATAAATAGTATAGAAACAACTATATAAACTATACTATTATAAAAGGAGAAGGATTGTGGCATTGACCCTCCAAAAACAAACTGTAAACCTAGTAGTAGATCAAGGTTGCACGTTTGAAAAAGTAATTTACGCACAAAATTCTGTTAGCCAGAATGTCACTATCTCTACAGGGACATGTGCCGCTAAGATGCGTCAATCTTACTATTCATCAAATAATGTTACTACTATAACTACCGCCGTTGCAGGATCAAATGTAACAATCTCGTTGACTGCAACTCAGACCGCAGCAATTTCTCCCGGAAACTATGTTTACGATGTTGAATATACACAATCGGGTGGTACAATAGTAGAAAGATTGGCAGAAGGAATTATAACTGTATATGGGGAGGCAACGAAATGACACAACCAACTACTAGAGCAACTTTTAAGGATTATTGTAAACGTAAACTTGGCTGGCCAGTAGTAGAATTAAATATTGATGATGATCAAGTAGAAGATTGTATTGATGATTCCCTTCAATTTTTTCAAGAATATCATTTTGATGCAACAGAAAATACATATTTAAAACATCAAGTATCAGGATCTACTCTTAAATTAGCAAGTGCACCTACAGGAACTTTTACAGCAGGAGAAAAAATTACTGGTGGAACAAGTAATGTACAAGCAACAGTTCATGAATATCATAGTGCCAATACTACATTAAGATATAAAAATCCAGAAGTTAAATCTGGTGGAGATGGTAATACGTACTATGCAAATACTACTACTACTTTTTCAACCAATGAAACTATTACAGGCGATTCTAGTTCAGCAACCGCAACAACTCATTCATCTACTGCAACAGCAATAGGTGATTTTGATAACAAATATATTGCGATAGCTGAAGCAATTATTGGAGTTCGAAGGATTGTTCCTTTCTATGATAATTCTAGATCTAATTCTATGTTTTCTTCTAAGTATCAATTTGCATTAGCTGAAATGCATCAATTAGGAACAGGTTTAGTAAATTTTGAAATGGCTCAAGAACATTTAATGTTGATTAATGAAATGTTTACGGGTAATCCAATGTTTAGATTTAATCGACACATGGATCGTTTATATCTTGATATTTCATGGGGTGGGGATGTTGATATAGATGATTGGGTAATTGTTGAATGTGATAAGATTATTGATCCAGACACATACGCAGATATCTGGAGTGATATGTTTCTTAAAAGATATAATACAGCATTAATGAAAAAGCAATGGGGACAGAACCTTATTAAATTTGAGGGAATGCAATTACCTGGAGGAGTAACGATGAATGGTAGACAAATGTATGATGATGCTCAAACAGAATTGACAGAAATTTCAGAACAAATGTCATTAAGATATGAATTACCAGTAGATCATCTAATAGGATAATAAATGGCAACAAATCCATATTTCAATCTTCATGGAACTAATACCCCAGAACAAAGATTGATCGAAAATTTAATAATAGAATCCATAAAAACTTATGGAACAGATGTATATTATTGTCCAAGAACACTAAACGATGAAGATACTTTGATGGGTGAAGATAATACAGCATCTTATAATAGTGCTCATACGATTGAGATGTATATTAAATCTGTAGATGGATTTGAGGGTGAGGGTGATTTTATTTCTAAATTTGGACTACAAATAAAAGATCAAATTACATTTACTGTTGCTAAACGTAGATGGGCAGAATTGAATGTTCAAGGTGAAGCTAGAGCGGAATCACCGGCTGAAGGAGATTTAATTTATTTTCCTATGACTTCAGCATTATTCCAAGTAATGTTTATAGAAGATGAAGCTGTATTTTATCAAACCGGTGGATTACAGACTTATGATCTTTTATGTGAATTGTTCTATTATTCAGATCAAAATCTCAATACGGGTATTGAGGCAATAGATAAAGTTGAAAGAGAACAATCTTATTCTATAGAATTTACATTAAATGCTGGAAGTGGTAATTATACTATTGGAGAAACAGTTTATCAGGGTGCATCATTAGGAGCAGCTACAGTTAAGGGAGAAGTTGCTAAATGGGTTGCAGCAGATAAAAAATTAACACTTATGAACATGACAGGAAACTTTTCTGGTACTGTGAACATTATTGGAGATAGTTCTAGTGCATCTTATTCAATTACTTCTTTTGATGCACAGGTAAATGCAGCAGATACACAAGCAGTTCAAACTAATCAAGAAATAGAAGCTGCTGCGGATGCTATTATTGATTTTACCGAAGGTAATCCGTTTGGGAGTTTATAATGTTAGGTACTACTTATTACCATGAAACCATTAGAAAATATGTAGCAGTTTTTGGAACACTTTTTAATGATATCAACATTCAAAGAAGAAATTCTGCGGGTGTGATAACAGAACAAATTAAAGTTCCTATTGCATACGAAGCTAGAGATAAATTGATTCTTAGAACGAGAGCGGGAGTAGCAGATGGTAGTGTTGCCGCAACTCTTCCAAGAATGGGTTTTGTTATGAATGGAATTACTTATGATGGAACTAGAAAATTAAATACAGTAGGACAAGTATTTGCAGCTAATACCGCATCATCAAGCAATCTTTTAAAACAATATAATCCTGTACCTTATAATTTTGATTTTGTTTTGACTGCAATGGTAGATAATGCAGAAGATGGTGCACAAATCTTTGAACAAATCGTTCCCTTCTTCACTCCAGAATTTACAGTTAGTGTGACTTTAATTGCCGATATGAATATTAAACCTGATATTGCTATAGTATTAAATTCAACTTCTACAGAAGATTCTTATGAGGGTGAACTTACTGTAAGGAGAGAAATTATATGGGGATTTAATTTTGTAATGAAAGGTTATATATATCCAGATATTAAATCGGGAACAGTCACCAAAGAAGTGAT